CATACAGCAACGGTGCGGCCTGGGTGGTCGTGACGCCGCTCGCCTCTGACTACATTGTCGGGCACTGGCAGTTTGAGTTGAACGTCTTTGCGTCTGGCACCGCTCCGGGCCAGCTGCCACCAGTCTTTGCAACCGGCAAAACCTACGATGTTTACGGCGCAGCCGCTGACCTCTTAGAGCTATGGGCCGCCTTGCAAATCGGCTCGTACGACGTAACCGTAGACGGGCAAACACTGCGCCGCTCGCAAATTCCTAATCAGAAATTCTTGCTTGCCAACATCTACCGGAGGAAAGCATTGCCGCGCACCGCGCACATGCGCCGTGAGGACGTAATGCCGGATATTGGCAGCCGCCGTTACCGCTTGCTTGATAGTGAAGATGTCATTAAAGGAGCTTAAACAGTGGTCACAGCAGCGGAAATGGCACAAATCCAGGCAGATGCGGCGGCAGCCACGTGTGATTTGACCTGTACCATCCAGCGCAAGACGCCCACGCTGGATGCCTACGGCTCCGAAACGGACACGTGGAACACCATTGCGGTGGTACCTGCCGGTATGGCACAGCCAACTGCTGCACAGCTTCAGAACTACGATTACTTGATTGGCGCACTGGCGAGCTGGCAGATACGACTGCCGTTTGGCACAGACGTGAAGGCACAAGACCACCTGCTCATCAACGGGCAGACACTGGTCGTACAGGTGTTCCTGGTGCCCAAATCGCTGCAAGTCTTTGTGAATGTGCTGGCAAGTGAGGTGAAGCAATGATTGGTGGATTTAATCATTGGCCGATTATCGCTGAAGGCTTGCACGACGCCTGTAAAGGCGCAGTGGCAAAAACCGCGCAGTTTATCACCGACACGTACGTCGCCACTGCGCCAGTAGACACCGGGTTCATGGTGTCATCGGCCTACACGGTCACGAGCGAAAATTCTACCTACGGTGCCACCAGCGCACCGCCAGGTGATTCGTACTTGTTGCCCGAAGTGGATGCACCACCCGACGACTTCACGGCATACGCCGCGGTTGGAGCAAACTACGCCATCTATGTCGAAATGGGTACGTACAAAATGGCGGCGCAACCGGCTTTCATTCCAGCGGTAGATGCTGCTGCCGATGAACTTACAGCGAATATGTCCGCGGCCATTGCGGCGCTGGGGGGTGCGTGATGGCTGGACACGAAGTCGCATTGGGGTTTGAGTTTCTGATTGGGCTCTTGACCGACAGCACACTGCAAGGATACGCGCCAGGTGGTGTCAGGCGTGCCTACGCGCCGCCGGAAACGACGCCGCCGTACGTCATCGTGGGCTATCAGGCCGGGCACGATGTGACCACCATGAATGCCTTTCGCATGATGAGCGCCATGCTCTATCAAGTGAAGGTGGTCGGGCCGTCTTCAGGCACCAGCGTGCTGGCGCAGGCGGCTGAGCGCATTGACCAACTCATTGACCAGCAGAAAGGCACCGTTGCTGGGGGATATACGCTGGCCTGCTGGCGACAATCGCCGCTGGAGGTTGATGAGTTGGTCAGCGGCGAATTGTGGACAAATCTGGGCGGACTGTACCAGGTCTACCTGGAGCAAACATAAGAAGGAGATTCAGGCATGACCTGGACAGCAGAACGCACAACCGTCAATCAACGAGTGCAGGTTGGAGCCGAATCGACTTCGGCGCTTGGCACTCCGGTGGCGGCGAGCAAACTTTTAGAGTGCTTTGATTGGGTATTTGGCATCGCGCCGGATATCACGTTGTACACGCCAACCGGGCACAAATATCCAACCGAGCAAGAAGAAAATATGGAGTGGACGGATGGCACTGTTTCCGGCTGGATGGATTACAACGGCCTCATCTACATCTTTGGTGGCGCTATGGGCAGCGTCGCACCAGCCAACCACGGTATATCTTCTACCGCGAAAGACTGGATTTTCGCGCCGCCCATTTATGGAAGCATCGTGCCGCAGACGCTCACCGTGCAGCAAGGCGACACGGTGCGGGCGCACCAGCTCGCCTACGGCCTGTTCACACAGTTTGGCTACAAGATGGACCGGAAAACGTCCACCGTTTCCGCAAAAATGCTTGGGCAGCAATTGACTGACGGCGCCTCGTTGACCGCTTCACCCACGGCGATTGCACTGGCACCGATCATTGGCAAACAGGCAAACGTCTATCTGGACTCCACGCAGGTGGGCCTTGGTACCACGCAGCTGAACCGCTTTCTGTCGGTTGATTACACCTTTGATGGCATCTACGGGCCGCTGTGGGTCATGAATCGCGCCACGGCTGGCTTTACCGCGCACGTGGATTTGAAACCAAAGTGCACTATCAAGCTGAAAGTGGAAGCCGACGCACAAGGTATGGGTCTGCTCTCTGAAATGCAGGCTGGCAGCACCTACTACCTGCGTGTGGACGCACAAGGCGCGGAAATTGATGTGCCCAACACCATTTACAACGAATTCCAGCACGACATGGCAATCAAAATTGGCAAACCGAGCACCTTTGGCGACGACCAGGGCATCTTCGCTATCGAATGGGAGTGCACCATCGTTGAGGACTCAACCTGGGGGCATAGCCAGTTGCTCACGCTCACCAATTTGCTGACGGCTCTTTAGGAAAGTAGGCGCATATGCCCGTCAATTTGTCGCAAATCGCCATCAATGAGGCGACGATTACGCTTACCGGAGGCTCTCTGGGCGATGGGAGCCTCACCATCACGTTTTATCCGGGCCGCATCACCGAAGAGACGGTGGCGATGCCGCAGGCATTTGCCAATACGTCGGCGGAAGCGTTTAAGCAGAATTTTGCTGACTTCAACGCAATGCTGGTTGGGCTTATTAAATCCTGGGACTTGCTGGAAGACGATGGCTCGGTGTTTCCGCTCGATGCGGTGCGCTTTGGTAAGTTGCCTATTGCTTTTCGCATGCAGGTCTATCAAGGCATCATGGAAAATATCAGCCCGGAAGCGGTAGCGGCGTCAACTCCGAGCTAGTGCAGTTGCGCCGCTACCTGGCAACGAATGGCCTGACCGACACCTGGAAGTGCCCAGACTGGTACCCGGTGGTGCAGGCCGCGAAATACTTAGGCGTCGCTCCATGGGAGCTGATGCAGCAGTCCATTTACTGGCGCGATAAAGCGCTTATCGCCATGACGGCGGAGTATCAAGCGCAGGAAATCATCAACAATCAAGGCAAGTAAGAAGAGGTAAGAATCATGAGCGTGGTCGCAAGCCAACTCGTCGCCGAGGTGTCCGTCAAAGGTGCCGACGAGGCGAAAGCGCAGCTGCTAGGCGTCGGTGCGGCGTCTGACAGTGCTGGCGGCATGCTCTCTTCACTGGCAGCGGGTGGTGCGCTCATCGCTGGCGCGGCCATTGTGGGCATCGGCGTGAAGTCGGTGGAAATGGCGGGTAATTTCCAGGATGCCATGACGCAGCTGGTCACAGGTGCCGGTGAGAGCAAGGCGAATATTGACATGGTGTCGCAGGGCATCCTCAACATGGCCGTGACGACTGGTACATCTACCACGCAGCTGTCGCAAGGTATGTACATGATTGAGTCCGCCGGATACCACGGTGCTGCTGGTTTGGCAGTACTCCAAGCGGCGGCGGAAGGCGCGAAGGTAGGCAACGCGAGCCTGGCTGATGTGGCAAACGGTGTCACCACGGCCATGACCGATTACGCCGCATCTGGCCTGACCGCAACGCAAGCGACCAATATTCTTATCGCGACCGTCGCCAACGGCAAAACGCATATGGCCGACCTCGCACGCTCTATGTCTACGATTTTACCGACCGCAGCAGCGGTGGGCGTGAAATTTACGGATGTGTCCGGTGCGATGGCAACGATGACCAGTGAAGGCACCAGCGCAGCGCAGTCCGCCACCTACCTGCGCCAATTACTGATGGCATTAGAAACTCCAGCCAAAGCTGGTGCCACGGCCTTGAAATCAATCGGTCTGACATCTGGTGAGGTATCTGGCGAGATGAAGAAATCTCTGCCTGGAGCATTGCAACTGATTATGACGCACCTGGCCGAGACATACAAAGTCGGCAGCCCGCAGTACATGGCTGCCTTGAAAAACATTGCCGGTGGCTCAAAGCAGATGCAGGGCATGCTGGAACTGACGGGCGAACACCTGAAAACCTTCAACAGCAACGTGAAGACCATCAGCGGCAGCGCGAAAAAGGCGGGCGACTCCATCAGCGGTTGGGCAGACGTGCAGAACAACTTCAATTTCAAGCTTTCGCAAGCGAAAGAGGTCGTTGAGACCTTGATGATTAAAATAGGCACGGCGCTGCTTCCGGTGCTTTCTAAAGTCCTTGATATCGTCACACCGCTTATCAGCAAGTTTTCTGATTGGATTACGAGCGGCAACGGCCTGGGCGCGATGTTCCAGAAAGTGTCTGACTTCATCGGCGGCTTTTTCAAGAGTCTGAGCGGTGGTGCAAAATCGTCGCCATTCTCCGCATTGATAGATGATGCCAAACAGGTTGCCGGTGTGCTGCAAGGCCCACTCAAAGACGCTTTCAATCAGGTGTCCACCATCGTCGGCGGCGTCTTTGCCAATCATATGAAAACGGCGCAAGGCATCATTGCCGATTTGAGCAAATGGTTCTCCACCACGCTGCAACCAGCCATCAAGCAGGCCATGCCCGGCTTTGAAGCGCTGGCAAAGACGATTATCCAAGATGTCGTGCCCGGCATGGCAAAGTTGTGGGCGATTGGTCAGAAGCTGATTGACGATGTACTGCCGCCGCTGGTGAAGGTGTTTGAAGCAGTTGTGCCTGTGGCTGTGAAATTGGCTGGCATCATTTCTGGCGGTTTATCTGCTGCGCTCAAATTCCTGATGCCGTACATCGTGCAGGCGGCATCCGCCATTGAGCAGTTCGCCAAAGATATTGCCACACGCGTCGCGCCCATTCTGGAGCAATTTTTCAACAACGCTTCCAAAGGCATTGATATGTTCATGAAAATTTGGAACAAGGTCTGGCCGATTCTGGCACCCATTTTGAAGGGCGTGTGGGATGAAATCGTCGGCGTCATCAAAATCGCCTGGGCAATCATCTCAGGCATCATCAAAATCGCGCTGGATTTGCTCTCCGGCAACTGGAAACAAGCGTGGAATGATTTGAAAACTATGCTCTCAGGCGTCTGGGACGGCATTAAGACGCTTGTACGAGGCGGGTTTGAAATCGTCAAAGGCATTTTCACCGGTGCTATGGCCGCTGTCAAAGGCATTTTCACCAGTGCCTGGGACGGCATCAAACACATTTTCATGCAAGGTGTTCAAGCGGTCGCAAACTCATTTAAGCCGCTTTTAGAGGCGATGTCGCACATACCTGGGCCTATCGGCAGCATGGCAAGCAGCGTACTGAACTCGATCAACTCCATGTCATCAGGATCAACCAAAGCGACGCAAACGATGGCGACGCAAACGTCCGCCAAAATGGCTTCTATGAAAGTATCGTCGCTGACGCAGGTGGCTGAATTGCACGCACAGGCGGCTGAGCACTTTGAAAAGATGCGCCAGGCGCTGATTAAACAGATTGCTGATACCAGCGACCCGGTGAAGAAGAAGGCGCTGGAGATGAAGCTCGGTGTGGTGACGGCAGCGGAAGACACCCAAAAGAAAGCATCTGAACAAGCAGCGATCATGGCACAAAAAGTAGCAGAAAAAACGAAGCAGATGGCCGCCGCTGCTGCCGTCAACGCACAAGATGCAAAGGAAAAAACCGGCAACTCATTTACCGATATGGCGAGCAGTGTGGGCAAAAAGGTTTCCGGCATGTGGAGCAACGTCAGCAGCATTTTTTCCAACGCCTGGTCAAACGATATCTCCGGGCCGCTCACAGGGCTCTGGAACAATGTGACTGGCACCATCAACGGCTGGGCAACCGATATGCTGGGATTCGGCGCGACACTCATACAAAATCTGGCGTCCGGCATCTCTGGGGCCGTTGGTGATGTGACTGGTGCCATCGGCAATGTAATGGGTGCCATCGGCAACTTTCTGCCGCATTCTCCGGCAAAGGAAGGTGAACTGAAGCATCTCAACGAGTACGGCCCAGCGCTCGTGCGCGGTCTGTCTGAAGGCGTGGAGCGCAGCATTCCGCAATTTAAGGTGGCAATGACGCACCTGGTGCAGCCAGCCGCGGCGCTTGGCTCTGCCGCGCCAGCAGGTGGTCAACGCTACGCCTATGCCGCGATGGCACCCAACCCAAACACACAAATTGCCCAATCTATCAACGGCGCACAAGGCACGCCGGTAATTTTTAATCTGAACGGACAGCAGTTCGCACGCATCATGATGCCGCTTATCGTCAACTCGACGCGCAACGCGACAGGCATTCGAGGATATTAACCATGACCGGAATCAGCATTTTAAGTTTGCCATACTTTTCAACCGCGCTCTACGGCGGAGGTGCACAAGGCGATGGCGTCACCGACGATACGTCTGCCATTCAGGCGACCATCAATGCCGTACCATCTTCTGGCGGTATCGTCATGCTCATCGGTGTGGCCGGAACTACATTTCTCGTATCAAACACCATTACCGTGCCAAATTATGTACGCGTGTACGGGCTGGGTATTGGTACCACCACGGTGCTGGCCTCGGCAGCGTTCGCTGGTGCGGCGGTCTTTACCATCACCAGCGGTTCCTACACCGGCATCTTTGACATGCTTGTACGCGCCAACAGCAGCACCTACAGCAGCAATAGCGCATTCACGGGCGTGACCATGACAGGTGATGCGGATACGAGGCTGGCGAATCTGGAACTGGATTTCTTCAACAGTTTCGGCCTAATTAGCCAGGCTACATCGAGCCTCGGAGAGCAGAAAATCATCCTGGAGAATGTGAAAGCGCACGATTCAGCGCAGGGCTTTCATTTGCTTGGCAATAGCGGTTCCGGCGGCGTCGGCCTGCACGAGCTCATTAACTGCAACGCATCGGGCACTCAAAACGGCGACTGCTACCTCATTGAAGACATTCACGACATCCTGATGGTCAATTCGCTTGGTGAATGTACCGCCGGTACTGGCGCGGCGCTGCACGTCAAAGGTGCAGTTGGTGCGGTCACGTGCACCAACTGCGACTTCGGCCCATCGCCCGGTCCGATGAGCGGCTCGGTTATCCAGATCAGCAGCGGCCCAAACGGCTCGCCAAGTAATGTCACCATACTGGGCGGCATTATTGAAGGCGGCACCTATGGCGTTTCCGTCAACAGCGGTGTCTACATCACCATCATTGGCACGAGGATTTTTAATAATAATTTGGCTGGTGTTTCCATTGCCGACCCGGCGCAGGCGCACATCATCGGCTGCAACTTCAACCAAAATGGCTCCGTGGCCGGTTCCGGGCGCTACGACCTGGTAAATACGAGCTTGCATCCGGTGTATGTGTCGCAAAACCGGTTCGATACGCCGCAAGGTTCAGGTGCGAATCAGGTCAATGCCGCCATCAGTGATATCGGCGGCACCGGCCTCGGCTACTATCACGGCAACTTCCACAACGGAGCAAACGGCTGGACAGCCACCAACATCTACGCTGGCGGCACCAGCCCATACCAATCATCCAGCATGCAAGGCGTGCCGAGCGTGGGCAACATCACCGCGCCTACCTTTACTGGTTCGCCGCAAACCAACACGAAAGCCTTTTTCTGCGGCGTGTATGTCTCTGGCGGCACCGTCTCGGAGATAGACGTTGGTGGCGTGAATACTGGCCGCACCAACGGGTTTTTCTTTCTGCCGCCGCACGTCTCGATCACGGTGACGTATACCGTCGCACCCACCTGGGTGTGGTATCAGATACTGTGAGGCGCTGAATGAAACTCTTGCCAGGACAAGTGAATACCAATGGCGTCTCGAATCTCCTCTTCGGCGCGAATCACGTTGACTATAATAACGATTTTGTGACCAACACGGCGATTCAGGCACAGCTGGCCGCCAACAACATTACCGTTGTCCGCTGTCCGGTGGAAATCAGCGGCACGAACTGCACCGACGCGCAGCTGGATGCTATGGCAACCGCGTGCGCCAATGCCGGTGCGCTGATGCTTTGCATTTTGCGCTATTCCGACCTCACGTTCAGTGCTCATGTGGTTTCCTACCTCGGCTCGCGCTGTAATCTATACGAGTTCAGCAACGAGCCTGATTTGAACAGCATTAGCGTTGCCAGCTATTCATCGGCCTGGAACGCCAATGTACCAACGTGGCGAGCCAGCAATCCAAATGCGGCCTTCATTGGACCTGCGCTTGGCGCGTTTTCCAACCTCTCCAGCTACCTTGAAGTGTGGCTGACGAACTGCGTGTCAGCCAATGTACTGCCAGATGCTGTATCCTGGCACGATTATCCATGCACATCATCTAGTAGCATACCGGAGGCCACCTGCTCGCTGGACGCCTACAACATCGGTGCGGATGCTGCGACGCTGAGAGGCGCGGTGAACGGCATCCTCGGCTACAACGTGCCGCTGTGCTGCACCGAGTACAACATAGATGCGAACTACGGCAACTCGTCGCACCAGTCGTACAGCCCGAACACGCCTGGAAATGCGAGCTTCATCAAGTCGTGGACGAAATCGGCCATCGGCTACATGGCGGCCAATAACGTGGCGCTGGCCTGCCAGTTTGAAATCAATGCGTATCTGGTAGACGACAGCGCGCCATCCACGCCTGAACCGCAGCTGCAAGCCATCGCCAACGAATACAACCGCTATATGGTGCCGGCGCCATCTGCACCATCGCTCACGCCGTACGGTTTTGCACGCCTGCTTGATTTCACCAGCCCGGATTACGAACTGGAATCAAGCACGGTGAAAAAAGCGGTGGAGCTCGGCCTCACGTGGGCGCGACTCATCCTGTCCTGGAGCCGCATCGAGACTGGCAGTGCTGGCAACTACCACTTCACGAAAGCATCGGGCGTGGCGCTGGATGAAACCATTCAGAAATTGAACGCCGCTGGTCTGAAGGTGTATTTTGCCATCACCAATCCACCGAGCTTCCACCGCAGCCAGTCCTGGGGCGGAGGTTTCAATTACGCCACCGCTGCCGAGATGACGACCTTCGCGACGGTACTCGCGACGCGCTACAAAACGGGCAGCAGCTACGGCGTCATCTCGGCGCTGGAAATCGGCAACGAAGATTACAGCGTTATCAACGACGCGTACCATCACGGCTACTGGGCAGCAGACGCGCTGAACTCTGTTTATCCAGCAGTGAAAGCGATAGACCCGAATATGCTGGTGCTGTCCGGTGCGCAGCTTCAGTGCAGTAAAACATTTGTCGCGAACTGGCAGCAGGAGCTCTACAGCGGCAATGCCTCACTGGGCATCTCAGGCGTGGGTGACAACTGCGATGGTACGGTGACGCACTTTTATCGCGGCAATCTCAAAGACCCGACCGACGACACCGTTGATAAAAACAACAATACCATCGCCGAACAGCTCGATATGGTGCACGCGGTGGATGTGGCAAACGGCTACGAATCGCGTAAAGTGTGGCTCACAGAATTCGGCTGGGCAGCGAACAATAACGGTGTCAACGGCAATATCACGTTTGAGCAGCAGAGCCAGTACCTGATGGACTGTGTTGAAGCAGCCAGGCAGTCGGACTTCGTGGAAGTGGCGTTTCCGTACACGATGGATACCAGCGACCACAACTCCATCATCGGTCCGGGCACGCCTCCTGTGGAATTGCCAGCGTACACGGCCTACAAGGCGGAAATTGCGGCGTATCCAACGTGGTCGGGCAGTGTGCCGCCGCCGGTACTCTCGGTGACGCCCACGGCGCTGAATGTCTCGTCAGCTGGCGTCGTGCAGACCGGCACTACTTATAGCGCGACCGTGCAGCTTGCTGAGTCCTCAGACTCGCTTGGCAACGCCAACTGGACGGCAAGCTCGAATATGGCTGGCGTCACATTCAGCCCATCCAGCGGTGCGCTCACACCCAATGGCTACGCATCTATCGCGATTGCCAACCTGCCGGACACCGTTGGCACGCTCACCTTTTCCGGTGCGGAAGGTGAAACGCCAGTTTCCGTCAGCTGGGATGGCCGCGGCACAACGCCTCCGCCTGCTCCAACGTCTGCCTACGCACAGCAGGTGCTGAGCAACGGCCCATTTGCCTACTATCGTCTTGACGATACGCAGAACGCAACCGCGTACGATTTCACCGGCAACGGCTACACGGCAAAACTCGTGGGTGCAACATTTGGACAACCAGGACTGCTCACGAACGACCCGAACACGGCTATGGCCTTTACCGCGCTCGGTGGGCTCATTCTGCCGCAGAGGCTGGCAGCACAGATTGCCACCTGGAACGCGCTGACGGTTGAGTTTTGGATCAATGTGGACGGCACCGTGAATTGTGTGCAAGCTGTAGCAACCTACACGAGCCTGCATATCTATCAAAACGGCGCGTTAGTCAGCACCGCGGTTGGTGCGCCACCCATTGGCGGCAATATCCTGCTGTCGGCCATGCTGGACATGATGGGCTCGTTCAGCTCGCCTGGCATACTCGATGAAGTAGCAATTTACAACTTTTCCTTCACCGCAACCCAGGCGCTGGCAGATTACACGGTGGGCAGCACAGGTGGTACGCCGCCGCCTCCAGGCAGCACCGCGTGGACAGCCACCGTAGATGGCAATCCGGTACTGGTGGATGCGACCACGCTGATTGTGGACAGCATGATCGGAAAGCGATCCACTGCCTCGCTGACCGTGCATACGCCATCGGGTACGCCATTTGTCGAGGACACGCAAATCGCCATCTACGACCAGAACAACGCGCTGGCCTTTTCAGGCTATTTAACCGCGCCGCAAGCGACCAAACCAGGCTTTCAGGCTTCTTTGGAGCAGCAATTGACCTGCTGTGACCAGCACCGGCTGGCCGATAAGCGTGTGATCGCAGCCGCGTTTGCTTATCGCACCTGCGGCGAAATGGTGATGGCAATTCTGAACGGCTATCTGGCGCAGGAAGGCGTCACCGTGGGCATGGTATACGACGGCTTGCCGCCAAGCCCAACGCTGTATCCGTCGCCGACGCTGTATCCGCAAGGCAACGTTGGTCTCGTGCCGAGCACCATTTTTGCCTATTGCACCGTGGCGCAGGCGCTGGACGCCTTAGTGACTTCAGCCAGCGCGGCTGGCATGCCGTACTACTGGCAAATTGACCAGTACAAACAGCTCTGGTTTGTTCCGTACACGGCCATTCCAAATAATAATATCGTAGACGGCACGCAGGTGGAACAGGTGTCGAACCCACCTACGGTGACAAACAGTAATCCGCTGTACCGCAATGTGCAGTACCTGCTCGGCGGTACAGCGCAAACCGTGCTGCAAAACGAAGTGCGCGTGGGCGACGGTTCTACTACCGCCTGGACAATGGGCTACGATTTAGCGCTCGCGCCGCAGATTACCATCAATGTGAGCGGAACGCAATACGCGCAAACGGTCGGCGTCAAAGGCATTGACTCCGGCAGAAATTGGTACTGGCAGCAAGGCAGCTCGGTGGTGACGCAAGACAGCAGTGGTACGAAGCTGCTCACGGGCGACACGCTCAACGTGAGCTACATTGGACAATATCCAAATGTGAGCGTCGTGCAGAATCTCGCGCAAATCGCCTACGAGCAGAGCCTTGACGGCACATCCGGCATCGTGGAGGAAGTCGAAACCGATAAGACGCTGGTGTCTGCGACTGCCAGCTTAAATGAGGCGGATTCGCTGCTCAGCCGCTACGCGGTGCAAGGTACGCAGGTGGTGTTCACACAACTCGGCAATGCGGCTGGCTACGCGCCAGGGCAACTGATTATTGCCAATCTACCCGATTTTGGCATCAGTATGCAACAGATGCTCATTGAGAAAGTCACCGCGTCAGACCAGACCGATGGCGTCAACATCTGGTACACCATCACCGGCGTGATTGGGCCATACGACACCACCTGGGCAGATTTCTTCATCAAGCTGCTTGGAGCGCAGCAGCAAGCGAGTTCTATCAATGTCGGCACATCGTCCAATTTAGTGCTGCTGGCGAATTTTGCGGCAACGCTTTCGGTAACGGCTACCATGACGGTGACAATCTCTCCGGCGCTGCTGCCGAGTTCAACGTTGTATCCGTCGCCGACGCTGTACCCATAGGAGAATGCCATGACTGCAATTACGATTACCAACGATGGGCTCAATTTGTACCGCAACGGCAGCAGCGGTGCGGATAATCCACTCATAAAATACGTCGGTCTGGGCACTTCCAGCACCGCGCCATCGGTATCAGACCACAAGCTCGGCAACGAGGTCCTGCGCCTGCCTGTCACCAGCTATGTGAATGGCATCACCGGCGAAATCATCGTGGTGATGTATCTGGGCGACACGCAAGGCGTTGGCCTCAATATTGCGGAAGTCGGCTTCTTTGGCGGCAAATCTGCCACCAGCAGCGTGAATACCGGCGTGTTGTTCGCGCACGGACTCTATTCACTCACCGGTAAAACCAATCTGGAGGCTGTGCAGTTTCAAATAGACCTGAAGACCGTGCAAGCCTGACAAGGAGAAGATATGGGCAATTATAACAAATATGGGCCGTTCACGGACTCAGCCGCGCCAGGCATTGATGCGGTGTTCCTGAATAACGTGGAAAATGTGTTCGTTCAGCCATCCGGCGGCACCGAATCTGGTCACTATACCTGCGTGGGCAGCGGTTACGTAGACCACTGCATCGTTTCGACGCATATCACGTCGCTTTCTCGCACTACCACGCTCGTTTCGGTAACGATTGACACGAGCGATTTTGGCGCTTTTGGCTGCGGCAGCCCAACCACCAATCGCCTGACCTCCGGCGGCGTCGAAATCTATGTCTATAGCTCTGGCGCACAGACCAGCTGCGGCTGCGGCGGTGTCTACACGCTTCAGTATTAGGCGCGGCGTTTGTCTTATGTAATTTTTTGAAGAAATGAGGAAGAATGATGGGTTTACAAAGCATTGACGCCGCAGGCAATCTGACCTGGAGCTGCCACAACGCCGAATGCGCTCAGCTTTCGGCCAATGTGAGCCATGAACTGGTGGCACATGTCCAGGCCGACGTGGTGAGCCTGCCTCCATGCCCGTGCGGTGCGCAAACATTCCTGAAGGTGAGATTCAGCGACGCTGAGCTCGCTGCACCGAACATGGTAGATAAAAACGGCAGGCCGACGCCCAGTTACGCAATGGCGCAGCGGCACATACAACTGAGGCAGCAGTTAGATACAGCCGGAAAGGCGTATGTTGCGCTTAATGGCAAGCTCGACGAGAAAGGAGCGGCATAATGGCCGATTTCACCACAATCCGCAGTATGTTCAACAGCAACACCGATGCTAGTCCAACATGGAACGCCATCACGTTTGGCGGTTCTGGCGGTGCCAACGAGTATCGCTGGTGCGCATCTGGCGCAGGTGGCGCTAGCACGGGTTCGGCATCCTGGCCGCAATATAGCCGACCAGCTTCAACTGGCGCGGTACCCGAACTCTGGGGCTTTTCGGCAGACACCACAGGTATTAAGTGTGCAACCTATGACGGCACCAACGGCAACGCCAATGTGTTCGCCATAGACTTTGATGCAGTTGGCACCTTCGCTGCTGCTCCAACGCTCTCTGCCTGGGGCGATAATACGCACACCGCGCCATCCGCTGGCACACAGCCA